CACTGGGTAGCCGTTCACTTCACCAGCGTCGGTCATGATGTAGTCAGAGCCGGCAGCAGATGCGCGCAGCGTCTGCTTAAGGGCGCCTTTCACCGTGCTGTTCATGATGTAGCGCATCGCGCCGGCGTCCAGGTTATTGGCAGCCAGTGCGGTCTCCAGGTCCACGTAGTCAGCCCAGTCGCCGCAATCATGGGTGCCGCCGCCAACATTGGCCGGGAACGCTTTGCTAGAGCCACCGCCGAGGGTGACGCTGCCGATCCCGGTGGTGTTCATGATGCCGAGGGGCTGGCCGTTGCTGCCGGTGCCGTAGCCGATGGTGGAATCCATGCCAAGGGCAACGGATTCAGCCATGTCAAGGCGAACCAGATTTTCAATATCAGGACTGGCCTGAATCATCGCCCGGCGGCTGATCGGCACGCGAACGCCAATTGTCCGGGGAATCATGTTTACCAAGCCGAACGCCAGCTTGCTGTTGGTGACATCGACGTTTTCGCCAACAAAGTAGAACTGAGACGAGCCCAGCTTCTTGGAGATTTCGACGTTGCCTTCAAGGCCGGTGAGCATTGTCAGTCCGCTGTTCAGGAATGCCGAACGATTGCGGATGAGATCAATGAACTGCGCATCAAGGCGGTTGCTGCCGACCAGTGCGCCGCCATCGGCGAAGATGCCGGCGGACTGGCCGGGGGTCTCAGCTGCGCGGTTGGCGCTGCTAAGCACTTCCCAGGGGATCAAGTGGCCGCGAGCGCTTTTGTTTAGCGTCCTGGCCTGCAGGTCAGCCGCAGCTCGGGTCACTTCCAGCTCAAAGCCGGCTTCAGATGCGGATCTGCCGCTGGGGTCCATCATGTGAGTAAGCAGCCGGCACATGCTGAAGCGCTTTACTTCACGCTTGCTCAGTCCCAGTTCAGCGGCGCCGGCGTCGTGCACCTTGCCTTCAAACTGAACCTTGCGCATCCCCAGCTGGTTCATCACCACCTCACGGGCGGCGTCAATGCTGGAGTCGTCGTTGATCAGCGTTTCGGCCAGATCGGATAGTTGGAACTGGTCGCACATTCCGCGAATGGTGGCAACACGATCACGTTCGGCGAGCCGAGCTTCGGATTGCACCTCCGCTACGTTGACTTCGGTAGTCATGGGAGTTTCATCAGTGGTTTCAGCCCGCTCGGCGTGCTGTTCAGTCTTCAGGCTATAGAGGGACTCGCCAATAGTTTCTGCTACTGCTGCTTTGATCGTTTCAAGCTCGGGATCGGGATTGGCAGTATCCACAGCAGACGGCTCATCCATGGCGCGGCCTAGTCCCACGGATTGATCAGCGGGCACGCTGACGCTGGAGATCTCCAGCACATTCCACTTGGTGACGTAGAAGACGCCGTTGCGCTCTTCTACGTCGTCAATGCTGTAGGCGAAGGAGACGTTGCGCGTGATGCCGGCTTCTATGTCTTGGCGGCGGCGGCGCTCAACAGTGCCCGGCTCCATGGTGTTTGGGCTCCACCGGACCGTTGCGTAGAGCCGACGGTCATCGCCAAGCCAAGCCTTCTCGGCAACGCCAAGAACCACATCACGATCATGGTTCCAGAGGTAGACGCCGCCGTCATTCATCCGCGAGAGGTCTGCAGCTCCTTTCTCGTGCAGGAGAATCTCTTTCCCGAACCAACGCTCAACAGGACTTTCCGAGCTGAACGAAAACGTCAGGGTTTCGTCGGTCTGTTCTTCAACCTGCATCCCCATCTGCAGCTCTCGCCGTTGGGGTCCTTTGAGTTTGGCTAGGTCCAAGGCCTGATAGTCGCTGCTGTCAGGCTATAGACGGTTCTGCATCGTCATCTGCGACTATTGGTGGCGACTGATTCTCATCCTGTTCCTCTTCGTCATCTTCCCCTTCCTCGTCTGGTTCCAGATCTGGCTCTTCCGGCTCGGCCGGCTCTTCCAGTGTCGGCATCAGGCCCAGCGATTCCTTCAGCTCGTTCTCTGTAGCGATCTGCGCCATCACCAGCTCAAACTGTTCGCCGTTGTAGTTGGCAATCTGCTGAGAATGAGATTCCAGCATTAACGCACGGGCTATTTCTACAGCTTTCAAATCCTTAACTGGGTCTACCCAGTCCCAACTTCTAGCCTGCCAGCGTGGGGCGTTGTATCGCTCGGGCCTTGTCCAGTAGTCGTTAAACGCGGGTGATGGCAACACGCCGACTAGTATTGCAACACGTAGCCACTCCTCGAATACTCGCTGGTGGAATAATTCAATAATTGCAGACTGCACCACCCGCCAGTGATCGCGGTCTTCCAGCACGCTCGTTCTCATGCTGCTGTAGTTGGCGTCGCTGAAATCTTTACTGATCGTTGCATACGAACACCCAAACCCTGACGCAAATCGCCTCGTCAAATTCCGCACCACGTTTTCGTACTGGCCATCATCCGGCCCAAAGTTCGGTGCTACCGGATCTTGGCCAGGTTCCAGAAAGTTCCAACTGCCGGGCTCTGTGTTGATCAGCCGTTGGCCGTTCTCAACCGCGTCGCCGATCAGCTCGCCATCTGGCGTGCGTATCCATCCAAGTGACGCTGCTTGAACACGCTTCCTTGTCCAGTGGGCCTTCTCATACTCTGCCAGATTGTGGATCGTCGTGATCACACTGGCCAGCCAGGGCACGCCGCGACTCGCGCCAATCCGCTCGGGCATGAAGACATGGATCATGTCGGCCGCGTCGATCAGCATGTGCTTTTCATGCACGCCGCGCCTGTTAAGTCCTAGCTCAACGTCGCCAGGGTGCCGGGTTAATACTGCGTACCGGGTTGGCCGGCCCCAGTTGTTAATTTCCACGCCAAGCCGCCACTCATGGCCAGCGCGATCTGATACGCCGGACTTTTCTTCGTCTAGCTGATGCGCCTCGATCAGCTCCAGCGCCAGCGGCGCGCGGCCCTTGCCCATCGGCTGCCGCACGATCCGCACCAGCGCTTCGCCGGAATCCGGCAGTGCGCCCGCGATCATCATCTCAAATCCGTGAAAATTCAGCCGGCCTGCCACGTCGCAGGTATCGGCACGGCACCACTGCCGCCAGGCATCCTCCAGCACACGGTTGCGCCGGGTGTCTTTTTCGGTCCCGCTCGCCTTCATCACCTGGCCCTGCATCTGGATGCCGCGCGGGCCCACCACGTTGATCTGGGTGGTGCGAATTGCCTGCCGCGCATAAGGGTTGTCCCTTACCAGCATGTGCGCCCGGTCGCGCATCACCGCAAGGCTCACCCGCAGCTCAGCATCGGCAGAGGTGGTCGGCGCAATCAGGTCATGCAACAGCCGATTCCGGCGGGCTGCCTCATACATCCGCTGACCACCCTGCCGCCCGTGCCGGGTGGTCAGCATCTGTTTTGCAAACCAGTTGCGAATGCCCATCAGCTCACACCTCCAAAGCGGACATACAGCCGGCGCGGATCACCTAGACCCTGCGCGATCATCTCGGCGCGCTTCTCTCGGGCAACATCAGCTTTTAGCCGGTCGCGCCATTTGATCAGCTCCGGCAGGTCAGGGCGGCGGACCTTCCGGCCGCCGGTGCCGAGGCCGCCGATGGTGTACTCCTGAGCGCCGGTGGTCAGGGCGCGGATCGCTTCATCTACTCCGTCTAAATCAATCTGCGCCTGACTGCGACCATCAAACGCGCCGGGGGCGCCGCTGAACGCCAAGCTACGGCGCACGGTCAAACTGCCGCGGCCAGTGGTAACCGGGGCGCCGTTGAAGGTGCTGACCACTTGCAGTTGCCAGCCGCCTGCTGCCATTGCGGCGGTGGTCTGTGCGGTCAGCGTCACCTGCCAGCCGTCGGCCGTGTTGGTCGCCTGCGCCTCAACCCCAGCACCAGCGGTGGCGGCACGCAACCACACCGTGACGGCGGTGGCGTCAGAGGCAACGCGCGACTCGATCCACTGGATTCTGTCGCCTTGGTAGAACTCGGCCGGCTGACTCATTCAAATCACCTTGAAATTGCGCGATCGGCGCGGCGCCGGCTCTTTTAAGCCTACTGAGGCCACCACTTGCGCTTCCAGCTGATCCCACATTGTG